AGCATGTTGGGATATTTGGCCTTGATAGGCTCTATAACATTCAATGCTAGTCCTGCGAGATTGTTAACCACTGCCTGCGGACCAGACACCGAGGGCGAATGTTCGGCCAGTTGTGCTATGGTTCTTGGAAAGGATACCTGCTTGATCATCTGACCAAGAGTAGTTCCATTGGGAGTAAGCACAGTACTAAATGTGATATCACCAGAGACTGCTGTGACAGGTCTATCTGTTGGTCTGTCTTTGGCAGCAGCGACACCGTCAGTTTTTGGAGTAGGTGTTGTAGTTAGTTCTTTGTGTTCAGCAGCGGTAATGCGACCTTCTTTTAAAAATCTATCAGCTTCTGCTTTGCCTGCGGTATTGTCATCGTCACCTTCGACATTCTTGATAGCTGCTGTAACAGTTACCTTTGGTACTGCCGCAGCGGCGAATGTTCCTGGAACCGTGGCAGCATCATAAAGAGCGATTTCAACACCGTTGGCAAAAACATTAAAGGGATTGTATAGAGGTTCTTGACGACTTAGTGTTCCAGCTGCGTGATTGTGTGGTACAAGGAAATGTCCGCCGGCACTAGTCGATCCCGCACCGGGAGTGGTTGACTGTGGGGTTGGGGTAGTTGCCACCTTTAGAAATCCTTAGGAAGAGCCGATATTTTATCATAATACGATTTGAACTCGTCTAACGACATTTTATCAGGGCCGGCATTTTCAACATAAATTTTATATGAAGAAATAAGCCCAATCCAATCCTGCGGACCTTTCGTGTGTACGCCAGCACCCTTGGTTCGATCATAAATTCCTGCAAGTGATCGTGATGTGTCTTCGGTTGCTCTAGCAGTATTTTCAGATGCTTGAGCTATTTCTGATAGTATGGTTCCGAGCGGTGTTGATCCGTTATCGAATACAATGTTTAAATTTGAACAATTAATTGTATGTGCCGCACTATTGAGTAGTTGTGCATAGACTTGCGCAGCACTACCCTTGCTTGTTCCACTTCCGCTAGAGGCCCCCCCTGTAGGGGTAGCTCCGCCAGTACCTCCAGTTGAACTGTAAGACGTTGCCCCATTGCCAAAGAATTCATCTTCAGATATAGTAGCACTTGTAATCTCACTTGATAAATCCGTTAGTGCTGTTGCAAGAGACGTAAGACCAACTATAGTTGCTTGAGCAGCCAACGTGGTTGCCTGGGATGCTAATAAAGCCCTAGCTGCGGTATATGTAATAGCCATGATTTACTATTTAAGCCAATGCGATGCCGGTGGTCTGCTGAATAAATTGATCTGCAAATGATTTATCAGTGGCTTCTGCCACAGCCACCACAGCTTTGGCTATTCTTACTTCTTTGTTGGGATCCACTGTGAACAGATAGGGCATTAACGCCGGACCTTTTGGACTCATAGCAATCACCATGGGATGGGCTAGTTTATAGTGCATAATCTGATCATCAACTAGCTTTGCTACCAGTTCTTCACCACTGGTTAGTTTCACCGTGATCACTTCACCTACTGTTACGCCTTTATCAATCAACATTTATAATTTCCTTATTAGTATCCGGTACCGTTGAATCCGGTTTCGTCAATGTATTTTTTTAATTCTGTAAATCCGCCAATGGAAGCTCCATTGATAATAATCTGTGGCACTGTTCTAGCATTAGGAACTGCTTCTAACAATTCTTCTTTGGTGTAGCCATCTCCAATTTTACGTTCTTCAAACGGAATTCTACGATCTTTTAACAGGGCCTTGGCCTGATCACAATAAGGGCAGTTGTACTTGCTCCATATAATAACTGGGTTCATTTTGTTTCCTTAACTTGCATATATCACAGCACCTTTTTTGTCAGTGACCCTAACCAATAACATGCCTTTGTTTTTATAGCTCAAGGCTGCGGATATGGCTGCTTGTTCGCTGCCATAACTGCCAATCGTGGTCCATGACTCGTATGGGTTGGTTCTTTTAAATTGTGCTTTATACATGATTTATTATATAGCCGGAAGAGCATCGTAGTCAAGATTTTCCCCCATAATACCTATCACATAGTTGGTGCTTTCGGTTTCTTGCAGAGCACTCTGTTTCTTTGAAGTATCTGTGTGCTTGTTGAACCAAGGAATTGGAGTTGATCTTGGAGCAGTGGCTTGATATTTGATACCTATGTCTTTGAGCGCACCCACGGCGGTATAGTCTACAAAATCTTTGAGTATGGCTGCGTTAAGTCCAATCACAGGACCCAGTTTAAACAGATAGTCGGCCCAGGCTTTTTCTTCTGCTATCACATCCAGATACAGCTGATATACTTCTGCCTCACATTCTGCTTTGGCCGCTGCGAATCTTGGATCCTCTTTGACCACCTGATTGATCAACCATGCAGTCCAACCTTTGTGTAGCAGTTCGTCCTGTAGGATTAGGCTGATAATGTTGCCGTTGCCAATGAAGATGCGATTCTCTACCATGGCCAATGATGTGGCAAACGAAACCATGAAGCGGAATGCTTCTAGAGCATACGAAGCATGCAGAGCCATGTATATGGCTCGCACATGATCTTTTTCAGAGATTGTTTCACCTATCTCTTTTCTACAGTTGATTTCATGCAGTTGATCATAGTATCGGCCCACGCTGGCAGCCATGTCTACTATCTCTTTGGTATCGTGGATTGTGTTGAACACATCCTTGGGCACGTTGTAGATGTTGCGAATGATGTGACTGTAACTGCGACTGTGAATGTTGGTTTCAAAGAATGTCCAATTGTAGATCAGTGCTTCTAATTCTGGTAGGCTGATCACAGGCATAAACACTTGACTAGGAGCACGGCCCTGTAGACTGTCTAGAGCAGTTTGACGCAGAAGATTTGATGTAAAGATATGCTTAACTGCGGCACTGGCATCTTTAAAATCGTTGGCATCTTTTGAAAGATTAATTTCTTCTGGCACCCAAAAGAATCCTCGAGCTGTTTTTTCGTAGTCAGCAATCTTGTTGTATTTGACTTCTTCGAATCTTTGAATAGTCACTGGGCCAGCTGGGTCCAGAAACATCTTGCGATTCACATAATCTGTTTTATTGGCTAGGTTGTATTGTCTTTTGCTCATTTGTATTTTCCTGATGCAAGCACTATCTTGCAGATGTGTTCAAGTCTTTCGATGTGTTCGTAGGCTCTCCACGGAGTCACATCAATGGCTACTACGCCATGCCCTTTGATTCCTACTATATCAAATTTAATATTTCCGTCTCGATCTAGCCCTAGGTTACGATGGCAAGCATCTCCTAGTTCTTGACTAATTGGTGGCACGTCACCTACATTAGGCGCTACTCGAGTGTAACGATTAAGTTCTGGAAACGCATCACTAACAGTTGCTAAATCGATACCGGCATGCATGGCTGCGATGCAGTAGGTGGGATGCACATGTACTACCACACGCACATCGTCTTTGTGCTGTCCTAGTTCTCGTTGCAGTCCAAAATGCAGCGGCATTTCGCCACTGGGTTTTAGATTGCCACTTAGATCATCCTGTTCTATCACACTCCAATGATAATCGAACACAGCTGATCCCATACCGCTGTTGATGGTGCGTGTCACTGAGATTTTTTTAAACATTTCAGGCTGCATGTTTTGTTTACGAACGCCTGTGGGTGTAATGTAAAAATGATCACGATCATGATGCCGTATAGAAATATTACCATCTCTGCTGGTAATCCAATTACGTTTGTAAGCGTCTACTAATATATCACAACATGTTTCTAGCATTGATAAAATCCCAATTTATAATTTTCCATTGATTTTCTAAATATTTTTGTTTGTTGCTTTGGTAATCTAACGCCCATGCGTGTTCCCACCAATCTATCAACACAACGATGTCTTTTTTAATTTCATGATTCACAATAGTCTTTATCTTGCCATCTTCAGCCAAATAGACCCAACCACTGCCCTGTATCGCCATAGCCGTTTTCTCAAACTGTTGCTTGAACTGATCAAAGGTTTTATAATGTTCTTCAATGAAACTCAGTATAGGCCCTGTCGGCTTGTTGTTTCTACTAGGTGCTTGGTATTGTTGG